ATTCAATCATTTAGTTTCACCGTCCTTGCGATGCCATTCGCGCCTCGTACCTGTTTTGGTTGTTAAATGGTATGCTAGTTTATAAGCACCATACGCGGCTGCCGCTGTAACTGCTACTTTTGGCAATACACCGATTTTACGATTTTCTACCTTTTTGATTTCTTTCATTTCTCTCACTCTTTTATTATACATATATTATAGCATGAATTGGATAATCGTCAACCTTAACCGGGCTATATAAGCAAATACTTATATAAGAAAACCCTTATATTAGCAAATCCTTAAATATGGAGAAATACCACATTTTTATCGGGTTTTCAAATATGAATCTAATAAACCGGTAATATTTGCGGCACCCACAGGATTTGCACTATGTACATTAAAATCAAAGTTATCGGGCAAAATTCCATGATCTAGATCTTGCTCTACTAACCATTTAGCAAAATCATATCCAGTTTTAGCATTTGCGTCACCTAGGTCATGATCAAAACTAACATAAAAAGGACATTCATTTTGTTTAACTATTTCTATTGCTTCTTCATATGAACGAGCAATTAACCAACCGGATCCAACATGCCCAGGGCATCGTATATCATCAAGATATAACTTATATAACATATTGCCACCTGTAATCATTTATACAGAATTCATTATCTTTGACATATGCTCATGCAATATATTTGATTGACCTAATTGACGGGCAAATGCGGCATTTAAAAATTTTGCCGACAATGCTATGTCTTTGATAAAATCCTCATCAACAATATTTATATTATTTCTATCTGCTATACCACTAATTGCTTTAACACATTCTGATACTATCTTATCTGATTTATTATTTTTCATTATAATCTCCATACAATTATAATAACAAAAATTGGAGATTTGTCAACGTTAAAAAGAAAGGGTGCCGAAGCACCCTTTCATCAATTAGTTAAGCATTTCCTCTTTACCAATATCCTTTAATTTAATACAATCAGCAAGTATTGTGTTATTCTTATTATTATCTTATGTACATATACAATGCTTAACTATATATATTTATTATTATATGATGTTTTCTTTATTTAAAATTTCAACATCAGCATCAGCAATATTAACACTAGATCCAACATTTAATTCAAGAATATTTTCGCTAATCTTAACACGCTCGCGACGGAAATCTGACAACTTTATTTTAAAACTTTCATGTCCGTTACGAACTAATTTTTCATATCGACTAATTAAATTATTAAGTTGTACCCGTTTTGTTAACAATGTACTAACACCCGTTTCAACATTTGCTTTGCCGACTTTATCACGTAGACTGTACAACACAGATTCTAATTCTTCTACCCGAGTTAACCGACCAACTAAGTCATCTTCAACAACTCGACCGGTTCCATCATTTCTGGTATCTAAACTAATATCACTTATAGCTTGTCTAACTTGTTCCTGCAAAGTAGCGGCTTTACGTAAATTGATGTCCATTACAATTCTCCTTTACAATAGTTCATGTAATACATTATACATTATAAGTAACTAGCCTGTCAACCAAATTACTTATTTCTATTACTTATTCGGATTACCGTAAAACATATTGATTTCGGAATCCTCAAGTCCAGCAACTCGCAATTTTACAATATTATTAATTTGAAATTGCTTTGCTTCCAATGCTTTTAATATTCCTAAAAACTGATTTCTTAATAATCCAAATTCATTAATTAATTCTGTCTGATCTACAATTACTTGTTCACCATCAACATATGCTTGAGCATCTCTAGAACTTAATTGTCTATTATAATTTTCTAAATACCTTTTAAAAACTTGCGCTCTTAATTTTCGTAAATGAATATTTAGATGTTCTAAGATTGCTTCAATTTCCTGTAATTGAGAAAATCGTAATTGCACAATTGCAGGAATAACACTAGATGCTTTTTCTATACTACCACTAAATCTAATTTCCAATCGTGCTTCGTTGAATTGCTCTTCAAACGAATCTATACAATCAGGCAATACAGCAATATTATTAACAACTTGTTGATACCAGGACGCCATTAAAAATCTTCTTCCTCTTCTTCCTCTTCAAAATATTCTTCACTTAACACAGTATCTATACTTGAATCATGTCCTTCTAAATTTCTAAAATCTTCAATGTCACCATTAGCATCATAATAATTAAGAAGGGTAGCTGCCGCATCAAGTCTTTCTTTTTTAGGAATATAATTTTTCATCATATTCCATATTTCTATTAATGTTTCAGGACTAATATCCATCTACTTTTCTCCAACATATAAGTAATTTTGATATTTACCTAATCTTCCATTATTTCGTCTGATATTAATTCCTCATTTATTGATGAAACTGCTTCACCATTTACCTTATCTTGAAGTACTACTTCAAATGTGTCAGCATTCCATCCCTTTCGAAAATAACTATGCTCATTACCAGCTGAATCAGTATAAACTAATTTATTGCCTCTTTTAACAAAATCACCAGATTTTTCAAACAAATCAACTAATCCTGAATACGCATCCATTCCAGATTCATATGGTATTTTAATTTGTACTGCTTCAAACGGTTTTGAAAACCTACTTTTCATAACTTTACAAGCAGCTCTAATACCTCGTACATCTGATATTTTATTTCCTGCGTCATCTTCTTTTAATTTTAATAATCTCATAGCAACTACTATAGATGATGCATATACAAATCCTTGACCGCCACTAATCTTATCATCTGGATTAAACATATCCTGTGATGCATACGTATGATTAGTTACTATAAATCCAATTGGATAAGGAGCAATACTATTAACAGTATTACGAATCAATGCTGTCAGTGCTTTAGGTTTACGTCCTAAATCACCTTTAAGATCGCCAGCCTCAAATTGTTTAACATCAGTTGGTGATAACAACATACCCAAACTATCAATAATAATAACTACTTTTGGACAATCCTCATAATCATTCTCTGCATTTTCGTCTCTATACCCTTTGAGAAATTCTGATAATGTTTTAGCAACATCATCAATCATTGAAACTCCAATTTTTAATAGTTTTTCATCACTTGTATCTACACCAAGTGCCTGTAACCAGTCAGTGTCCAATGCATTTTCACTATCCATCATAACAACAAAACACCCAGCTTTCTGGGCATTACTTGCTAGGTTACCACTAGCAATTAAACTCTTACCACTTCCTGATTGTCCTGCAAACATTGTTACCCGTCCTAATGGAACACCTTTATAAAAGTCTCCACTAATAAGATAATTCAATGCATAACTACCAGTACTAATCCAATCTTTAGGATCATGAAATCCTAAACTCAATCCGTCAATGTTTTTTGTTAAACTTTTTCTTAACTTTGAAAAGTCATACGGTTTTACCATTATCTATCCTCCAAAAAATGGGAGGGGATAACCCCCTCCCTATATAAAACATATTAAGCAGTATCTTTTGCTTTTGCGCGATCTCGAATCATTGCAAGTATATCTTCAGCACTGGCACTACTAGAATCAGTAGATGCATCATTAGCTGTTGTTTCTACAACCTCTGTTTCAATAGGAACACTTGCAGATTTAACCGATTCGGTACTCTCTGTTGAAACTGGAGTACTTTTCGATGATGCTGTAACACCAAACGGTCTATACCAATCGCTCCATTTATCAGGATCATATAATTCACCATCAACTGATGCTTGAAACATATTATAAATTATTTCTACACCTTCAGTAGATGGTTTCTTTGGAAGATAATCACTTAAAGTAAACAACCCATTAGTTTCTATTGCTTCAAGTTCATCTTCTGATAAACCACGTTCACGCCGTGCCCAATTTGATGTTGAATAATCAGCATATTGACCTTTTTGGGTTTTAGTAAGACGGAAATCAGTACCATTAACATAATCTACTGGTAAATTTTCCATATCTGGATCCATTAAAGCCGCCTTAATAATCTTATATATCGACGGATTAATAACAAACCGACGAATTGGATTTTCTGGTGGTGATTCTTCACCGAGAGGATCATTTATAACAAGTCCTTGAAAAATATATGAACGCTTTTTCCAATATTTACGTGCAATATCTTCAAGTGTTGGATCCTTAAACCACGGTCGAATTTCAGCATGTACTGGACAAGTATCTCCCCACATCTCAGTACACGGTACATTTACCGTAACTGCTTTTGCTTCGTCTTGTCCTTTTACACCCGGAAAAGGCATCCGGATCATTTGCCGTTCTTGCCAAAAGAATGTATTACTCTCATCTTTATCTGGTAAAAATCGCAATGTTGCTGTAGTGTCGTTTGGAATATTCCAAAACGTATAAATTGCGTTATCTGTTTCGCGAGCACCAGCTTGGCGCTGGTCCTGTGCCGCGAGTTTTGCTCTTAACTCTGCCAATGTAGCCATATTAGTTCTCCTTTATTAGCCTAAATTAGTATATTATTATACCAATGTTTATATTATAATGCCTATGTGTACAATTGTCAAGTAAAAAATTACAATAAATATATTATATAGGTATTTATCTTACATGTCAATATATGAATAAGAAACACACGAAACATTTCTGTTACATACCATTTGATGGTATTACAATCGATCCGCGAGGTCATGCCCAATTATGCCCTGTTTGGTCCGACGAAGCAGACCATAGTCTGCATGACTTTACAAAATCATCTACTACAATAGAAAACATATTCTATGGAGAACGTATAAAAAAAATTAGGGAAAAAATGCTTAATGGTGAACATATTAATGCTTGCAAATATTGTTATAGCAGAGAACAACACAATCTTGAAAGTAAAAGAATTAAATATGCAATGTCTCGAAAGCGATTTACAGATGATATTACACCAAAAATTAAATATCTAGATATTAGTTTTAGCAATCAATGTAATTTAGGATGTGTCATGTGTAACAGTATTCATAGCTCACACTGGCATCAACAAGAAAAATCTATGCCAGAAAAAGCACGTAATGCATTAAAAACACATTATGACTATAATCAATTCAAACCAGTTACTCTACAAAAAGAAGTACTTGAATCAATTTTAGACAATATAAACGACTTAGAACTATTAATTATTAAAGGTGGAGAACCATTATACGATAAAAACTGTTTAGCATTTCTAGATAAAATTAGTAATGTTAAACCAACTCTAAAAATAAGAATGGTTAGCAACATTACAGCAATATCCAAAAAAACTCTTGAGACATTTAGCAGACTAAAAGATATAGAAATTTTTGCCAGCATTGATGGCATAGGTAAAACCTATGAATGGATACGGGGAACAAACTTTAATAACATAGACAAAAACTTTCAACGTTTGTTAACCCATCCAAATATTTCTGTACTTGGAATTAACTTTGTTTTAAGCATATACAATGTTGGAAATATGATAGATACTATTAACTACTTTTCAAAATACCAAAATAATATTTTTAGTCAAAATAATATAAGCT